TGAACAATGTCAGAATTGGTAATGCTTGCTATCTTGGTGGCCGTTGCTGCGTTACCCGTAGTGCTGCCAGATGAACCACTAACGTTGCCGGTAACATTACCTGTTACAGCTCCAGTAAGGGGGCCGGAAAACGCTGTGGCAGACACCGTTCCGCCGCTTGTCCAGCTAGGACCACCCGTGCTTAGTTTGGCTGGGGTAATACCAGCATCCTTAACAATGATAGCCCCACCCGAAAGCTGGGTAGTCGTGCCGTCAACCGCACCCGATACAAACGTAGCTGCATCAACCAAGTTATTGAGGTTGGTTGCACTAACTTGCGTGTCGGCAACAATCGTTGCTCCTTTGGATAGAATTGCCATGTTATGAGGCTTGTGTTAACGCTCTGAAGGTGGGTGATGCTGTGAGCTTTACTAAGCGCAACTTGGGTCGTCCAGCAGTCGGAGTATATCTAAGTTGCATTCCGTAAGCCCGAATGTTGCCGATTCTACCACGCAGAGATGCGTCTTCACCTACCGCTAAGACTTCACCAAGGATGCCAGATACGGTGCCAAGCTCAAATTCACTATCCAAATTCTCAGACACACCCTCAATGAGAGCGTCGGAGTTGTTGCTTTCGCTGGATTCCGTGTGAATTTCAAAGCTGTTGAACTTCTTGCGTTCTGGGCTTTGGAATGTAAACTCACGGGTTAACGCTTCCGATTCAACGTGGAAGAATTTGGATGGGAGGCCGGGGAACGTGTAGATGTTATCTACGTCATCAACGCGGGACTCCACCTCATTGATGCCGCCAAATCGGTTGATGGCAAAGAGTCTATTAACGCCACCAGCACTAGAGGTAATGAAGTTGGCCACGTCCCAGCCCTCCTGTTCAATCAAATCAATGCTTTCCCAACCTTGGTTGAGCAAGTTGTAAACCAATATGGCGTTGTTGTAGATGGATGCGTTTAACGGGATGGCAATGTAGTAGCGATTGTTGTGATAGATGGCTACCGACTTGTCGGCATACTCCTTGTTAATTTGGCGAATGATGGGGTCAATTGGGTCAGACAAGGGTAGTCCTGCTCCGCGAAGATTATAGAGGTCGCCGAAGGCTGTTGCGTAAACACCGTTGTCTGAAAGGAAGAAAATTTGATTGGCAATGGTTACAACGGAACGACGAGCCACAAGCCCAGCTTCGCGTGTAATTTCTTTGAGTGTAATGTCCGTCAGGCTACCCGATAGCCCGCTAAGAAGATGAATGCTATTGCGATTGAGAACCACAGCATTGTCGTCAGTGAACGGGTGGACATACTGCAAATAGTCAGCAATGCCAGCCGTAACCTTGAACTGATTCTGGATGTGGTCATAGGTGTCTGAATCAAAAATGTCGGAGAATATCAACTCATCCCTTACGTTGCGGCTAGTAATTGTTTCACTGCCAGATGTTCCAGTAGAGGTGTAGTAGTAGGGTGCAATGATACGACGTTGATGATAGACTCCCCACGGGGGCGCGGGCATATGAACAAATCCAAGTCCTTGTGACTGAGCTACGGAATAAATTACCTTGTGACTTGCGTGATCTGCAACTTGGGCAAAGAAGGTGAATGTATTGGCATTAGGAACAGACGCAATGGTGTAACCAACTCCGTTTTCCACTAAATGGGTTGTGCTATTATCCACCACAAAAATCTGTCTTCCAACAGAAAGACCATGAGCCGTCTCACTTACAGTCACAACACCATCTGCAATGCTTGTGTTGTTATTAGCATTGTAATACGTTGTGTTGGCATAGGTGCCATTTGCCACCTTAACAAAGGCTGGGCTACCAGTAACAACGCCGTTCCAAGATAGGGCCGTAAGTCCATCTCGGAAGATGAACACCTTGTTAAACGCCTGAATCATCTCAACATCGTCTGTTATGGTGATGCCAGATGGATAGGCAATGTCAGTTGTAGCTGCTGTTGAGCAATTAACCGCAATGGCTTTAGAATTGAGGGCCAAAATAAAGTATTCGTCGTTGTCATCCGAGGGGTCGGAGAACAAGCAAGAGCCGTAGGCATTGTTGATGTTGCTGCTCAGAAGAGGAGCCCCGGCAAAGTTGTCGAAGTCAATTGAATAGGTTTCGCTACCCGTAGCACCCGTAATGGTGAATGTAAATGTTGTTGAGCCTGTAACGGTAATTGTGCGATTGCCGTTGGGGTTAACTGTTCCCGTAAGCCCAGCGATACCCACTTGCGTGCCTGTAATAAACCCATGTGCAAGAAGGGTTGTAATCGTAACCGTCGTTGTGCTGCGAGTTGCGCTACTAATTGTTTGATTGGTCCAGACGTAGAACGGAACAATCAACGCTTCGCCGCTATTACCAAGCTGAGGCCCAAAAGCATTAGACCCTTTTCGGGGTTGCCAAGCACCGTCAATGTCCATGCGTCCATTGATGGACACAGCCAGCTCGCCAGACTTTAATTGATCGGGGCGCAATCGGGCATTGATTCGTGAGAATCCAATGTCCACCTCATCATTGAACTGACTGTCTTTTTCGCCAAAAGTGTTATAACGAGCCATTGGCCTATCATACCCTACTGTGCCTTAGCACAATTAGGAACAGGACTTACGTTTGCCGTAGGCTGCTTTGCCAAAACCCTCGTAGTCCTTCTTCTTGTTCTCTTTCTTTTCGTGCTTAATCATCTGCTTGCGTGACTTGTAGTTTTCGTTTTTCATAAAAAGATATTAGCACGACCATGCTTTTCGGCTCCAGTAGTTGGCCGATAGTTTGTTAGATGTGCCCTTGATGCCGCCGGAACGGGCACAATAGGAGGCTTTCCGGCTAGGAACGCTCTTCTTGATGGACATATTGGCATCCCCAAAGCGTATCACCTTGGACTTCCCATTAGCACAGGCGCGGACTACAGACTTCTTGCCGCCGCTAATGTCTCGCCTAGGGCTGTTACAGGGTAGATTGCGTGGGTTCATGGGTCAAATGGCCTTAAATCGCAAGGAAACAGGGTTCTAGGGCCTATTGGCTTCCTTCTTCTTACGGCGTTTCGGCTTAATTATAACAGAAGGAGCCTTTTTAGCCCCAATCCACGGAGCGACGGCAAAGACCATTCCAAGCCCGGCCGCGACGCTCGCGAACCGTTCAAACGTGAGAAGCGCCCGGTCTGCGGCCTCCTTGTGCGTGCGCGAAATCGTCAGCTCCTCATGCAGCGCCTTGTTGATCAGCGCCGTCATCGGCTCGATGACCGCGTAAAGTTCGGCGGTCATGGCCGGCGAGTTGAGCGTTTCAATTTGCCCGGCGTCGCAGGCTGAACGCGCTTTCTTGAGGTAGGCTGCAACGAGTTTGTGCTGCGCCACGAGTTCCGCCGGGTTGCCAAATTCCGCGAGCAATCGCTCCGCCTCGGCTTGGAGCTTCGCCAGCGAGTCGCAAAACTCTTTGGCGTTGATCAGTCCCTTGCTTGCCTTTGCCTGACCGTCCACGATAGCCAGCCCGTAAATATCGAAAAGCGGACTGAGCACGTTGCTCGTCATCGCAAATTCTTTGTCGCTCGCCGCGATGTGCTCCGAGACCGATTTCACGGTGACCACTCCGACGCCTGCGAAACAAACGACGACCGCGGCGAGCGCAGCGGTGATGACCTTCGGGCTCATTTCTTCAGGAACCTGCCCGGATTCTTGGAATACTTTTTTGCCAGCGTCGTGATGCCGTCGATAATCTCCGGCGCGAGCAGCCCGGCTACGCCGTAGGTGACCGCCTTCACAAGTGAGCTGACCTCGATCTGCTCAACGATAAACCATGCGAGCGTCGAGACGATGGCCGCCATGATAACGCGCCGCACGCTGTCCCAGATCGTCCCTTGGATCGGGTTGGCCAGTAGGCGAGCAATCATGCCAGCGCCGCCAATCACCGCAGTCAGCCAGCCCGTTTCTTTCCAGAGCTTGGCCACTTCCATGAGGTCTTTGTGCTCGTTCATTTTTTTCGCATCTCCATGATTTTTTCAAGTGTGCGACCGCCGAAATAGAACGACATGATGAGCATGCCCCACTGACCGAGCAGCGAAACGTAAGACTCGTTGGCGTTGTATCCGAAGGCTGACATGCCCGCGAAAATAAAGTAGCCAGCAAGGATTGCCGCGAGCGTCATTGGCCGAATGTTTTTCGACCACCACGAGTCCGAAGCCATGTCCGCTTTGAGGCGGTCGGTCAGGTTGTCTTGCTCGACGCGGTAGGCTTCGAGGTCCGCGTTCATCTTCGCCAGCTCGCCGTTCTGCGCCAGCGCCGTGAGTTCTAGCTGCGCCTTGGCCTTCGCTTCCGGGTCCGGAATCAGCTTGTCGATCAGCTTCGTGCCGATGCCTAGAACTTCAGCGAGTGGAAACATGGGTTATACCTTCTTCGGATTCGTCAAACGACGAAACAGGAAATAAGGCAACCAGACCCATTTTGGAATCTTCGTCACCTTTACGTTAGTGCTTTCAATAAACGGCATCTCTGCATCCCAGAGCTTTACCCTAATAGGCGAGCCGTCTGGCGAGGTGCAGCTAATAATAGACACGTTGCGCGTGGGAGCGCGGCCTCGGCTCCAGTAGTTGTCGTATTGCCCAAGCTCAATCGTGCCCGAGATGCAGCATCCGTAGAGCGAAAGCCCGTCAATGGAGCCTTTGGCCGTGATCGACCCAGCCACCGTGCAATTCTGCACGACGTAGTTTTTGCCGCGCACGAAGTCTATCGAGTCCTCCTGCGAGGCTGGAATGGTGAGACCCGACACGCAGAGGTTCGACACGTTGGAGCCCTTTACGAGATCGTCGTAGTTTTCGGGGTCAAGCGGTGCCTGCCACTCAGCCGCGTTCACTGTTAGCCCGTTGTCCTGTGGTCCAACGTAGCTGCGCCAGTTCGTGTCGGAGGTTCCGCTCATTCGACCTTCGGTTCCTTTGGCTTTAACGCCTCGGCAATCTGCTCCGCGCACTTGCGGATGAGATCATGGTCGTCGGCCTTTAATGGGGCTTGGCGGGCGGCTGCGTAGAGGTTTTGGAGTGCTTGCTCAGTGCTCATGTTAGGAAGCGGCGAGTTCTTGATGCGCGATGGCCGTAACCGCAGCCGAGACTTCGGCGTAGCTGTAAGTCTTGCCGCCGACGGTGACGGTTTTGTCGCTTAGGAGCGGCCAAGTAACCGTTGTCCAAGGGGACACGAATACCTGCCCGTCGATTACGGTTTTCTTCTCAAAGAAAGCAGTGGCGATAGGAGACTCGCCCTGCGGGTCAGTCTGGATGCGTTGTAGCGTGGTGGTGACGATTGGGTCATTCATGGTAGGAAAATTAGTCGTTAGTGGTTTTGGCGTGCAGATAATAAGTTGTCCCGCCGATAACGATTGTTACGGTTCGGTTGGGCGAGGTCGGGCTGACGGTGTTTACGGTGTTGCCGATGGCAATCGCTCCTCCAAAGTAAGCCGCCCCAGCACAACCGAAGCCACCCGCGTTTACCAAGCTCCCGGTCGTGGTGGAGCTGGAGGCGGTGGTATTAGAGACAAAAACAACCCCGGCACCCTTTGTAATTCTTAGATACGTGCCGCCGCCATCACCAATGGCAATGTCGCCGGTGGTCGCCGTATTTTTGATGAATGCGTTACTGACCCCGCTCTGCGTGAGCGTAAGAATTGAATCGTTGCCCGACCCGCCTACGTTGTTGATGGTGATACCAGCAGCGCCGAAAACCGTGGCGTTGCCCCCGATAAACGCCGCCCCCGCATTACCAAACCCGCCCGCGTTGATTAGACTCCCGGTGGTCGTGCTCGTGCTGGCGGTGGTGGAGGACAGCGAGAAATTTCCAACGCTCGAAAGCGTGGCCCGCTGCGTCATTGCGCCGCCTGCTGGTCGCGTCCAAAGGGTAAGTGCGCCTGCCGTGTTGTTATCGGTGCCGTTTTCCTTTTGGCCTTTAAGCCCGGCGAAGGTTCCCTGAGAAGTGCCTGTAAATACGCCGCCAAGTTGAATCGTGCCGCCGTTGGCGATGGCGCTAGTTCCGGTTGCTATGACTGAAAATTGGGACAGACCACTGCTTATGTCGCGCAAGCCACTAATCACGTCTAGCGTGCTTCCAAAGTTAGCCGCCCCCGCATTACCAAACCCGCCCGCGTTGACCAGCGAGCCCGTGGTCGTGGACGTGGATGCGGTGGTGAGCGGGATGCTGACGGCGGTGCTCGAAAAGGTCGCGGCATGAATTGCGTTGACGGCTATTTGGACGGGGGCGGAAGTGGCGGACGCAAGCACAGTTGCGTATGCGGTAGCTCCTCCGAAAAAGTTACCGCCTGTGCTTGTTTCTACGCCAAACTGCACCCGCCCGCCTGTGTTGGCTATGTCGAGATACTGGAGCGCGGTTGAGGCTCCG